ATGATTTTTAGGGATAGCTTGAGAGTATTACCTTATGGTCGAGTAGATAATGATTTCTTCCAGATAGAAGAAAGACGTTCATGGAATGCAGGGCGATATTATTGGTCTAATAGAAGGATTTTTGGTTATATTGGAATTACTCAATCCAGTAATAAAGAGCTGAAAGATAAGTCGGGGAGAGAGGGATTCATAAGAAACCAGGCTGCAAGAGAACTGAAAACTATTATATCTAATTTGTTAACTGAACTTGCTGATAGATTTTTTGGTTCACGTTCTGATGACCGTAAAGAGCTTTTAGAACAAGTTAAGCGTGAAAAAGAGTTAAGAAAATCTGCTCAACAACAAGCTCGAAAATCAACACAAAAAAGTTTTTCAGAAGCTTTGAAGAATCAGACACCAGTTCTTGATGCTTCCTTGGAGGCTGTTAAAAGGCTGAAAACTAAGCTTGATAAAACTGATGGTTCGTTAGATTTAAACTATCTTAAAATTATAGACAGTGATCTTACAAACTTAGATGCGTTGCGCAGTGAAATTAAAACGCCTATCAAACCTCCAAAACTTGGAATGTATGAAGAGAAATATAGAGACTACAGAGATAAATTTAATGAGTTCTCTGCGTATATTCTACAAATGAAGTTAGCAATTAATAAACTTGATTCTGAATTAAATAAACTTGAGCCTTCATTGTCAGCGAAAAATCACCTTGAAAAAATCAAGGTATTATTAATTCTAAACTAACTAAGTTTAATAACACGATAGAGGAGAAGATACATTCTCTTTTAAAAAAATGGGCCGATGAAATAAAGGTTGATCGAAGTGATTATTATGCTAAAACTATATCAGTTGTTGATTCAATAGATAATGATTCACAAATTGAAAATGTGTTTAATTTGCTCGATAGTTTATATGTTGAGTCAGTTGATACCCTAACTTTCAAATATCAATCAATAATAAAAGGTCTCGATAGATTATTTGAAGGTATAAACTTAGATTCAGCATTCTCATTATCTGAAGAAGAACGCTCATATTTTGAAGAAAAAGCTAAAAGTTTAAACGCGCTTGCACAGTTAGGTATTAGTGTTGAGATAATATCTCATGAACTTGAAGAAATGGATTCTATGGTAACCAGAGGACTAAACTCTCTTCCTACTTCTGTAAAAGAACACCCTGGTTTTTCATTGGCGTTAAATGCTCACAGATCGCTTACTCAACAAATACGTTTCTTATCACCTTTGAAAATATCAGGTTATCAATCCAGGCAGAGAATAACTGGAAAAAATATCATGGATTATGTCCTGAAGTTCTTTGGGGAGCGTTTCGAACGGCAACGAATAACTATTGAATTTAGTGAAGAGTTTAAGCAAATCGCAATAACAGATATACCATCAAGGATCTATCCTGTTTTTACTAATATTATCAACAATGCAATGTATTGGGTCAGTCTGTCAAATAATAGGCTCATAAAGATTGGTTTTGTGAATTCTTTGGTTATCATAGCAAATTCTGGTCCGGCAATTGATACCGATGATATCCCGCGACTATTTGAACTATTTTATAGCAAAAGAGCAAATGGACATGGGGTAGGTCTGTATCTATGTCGAGAAAACCTTGCTGTTGCACATCATAAAATATGGTATTCAGAACCTGATGAAGGCGATAACTATTTAATAAAAGATGGCGCTAATTTTGTGATCCAGTTCAATGGAGTGGAGTTCTAATATGACAGTGGCAAATTATAATTCTCTTGTCCAGAAAACTTTCTGCGAAAATGCAATTCGTTCCGTTGTCATGATTGATGACGATTTTCTGACGTATTCTGAATCAATCAGGGCGTTGAATAACGAAGTTGATTTAGACTACAACAAAATTGACTCATCTAAACGAGCCGCTACTCTTGAGAGCTTTTTTCAATCTAAAAATATGATTTGTGATGTTGACAATGGTTCTGTTAATTTCGATGTGGATCGGATTAGAAAATCAGATCTTATTATTGTAGATTATCATCTTGATAATAATGCACCTGATAAAACACTTAAACTATTACAAGATTTGAAAGACTCCGATCATTTAAATATGATTGTAATATATACTAGAGAGAATTTAGAAACGGTTTGGATGCAGATATCATCGACTCTCAAAGGTGCTCTGGATATCAACAGCTTGATCATTGACTACGATAATGAAGATGTCCAAAGTTATTGGGAAGACGTTGTATTACCGAACTTAAATGATAATGGTAATAAAGCTCTCACAAGAGATGAAACAATAGCCTATATTAAAGACAGTAAGCCTTGTAGAAGAATTAAAAGATTAATACATGATGATGCTGTGTTGGAGGATCAAAAGGATAAAAACTTCATTGCAAAAATGATTGCAGAATATGCTGTGTCTAGAAATGCAATTATTTCTAGCAACACATCTGGCAATGTCATTCGGGGTGATGAAAGCGGAGTAAAATGGATTCAATGTGGTAATATCTTTGTCTCCCTATTTCATAAGGTTCAAGATGATCATGAAAACGATGGAGATAGGATTTGGCAAACTCTCAATGATTCTCTCATTGAATGGAAACCATCTTATTATCAGTTAATAAAATCTGAAATTCAGAATGCAATCGAAGCTGAGGCTTTATCTTTTGTAAATCATTTGGCTAACGATCATTACGGTCAAGCTGCGTGGTTAAATGAGATATTAAAATCAGACTCGCCTGATATTAGATGTAGAAATATTGACTTTGTATTTGGTAATTTATCAGAAGAGCTTTATCAAAGACTTAAAAATAATAATACGCTGGATGAATTTATCAAAAGTGTTTTTGATAGCTATTCAAATGAATACGCTAACAGCGGAGTTGCTGCATTGCTCCAATATTGCTCTTCAAAAATGGATCTGCCATCAAATAATGATACTTATCACGAAATGTATCATGCTTTAAATATGAATTTGTCTTCAAAGAATTTTGAAGATGGTCATATTTCTACTGGCACTATTTTCTTTGATACAGAGTCGAACAAATGGTATTTATGTGTATCTGCGGCATGTGATTTGGTTCCTACTCAGGGTAACGACCCTCACCATGTAAGATTAAGTCCGCACAGGCTCATTAAAGTTCTGGAGCTTTTTAACGCCAGTCAGAGTAAAGCATTGCCATTTGCTGAACATTCGAAATATATATATGTAATGCATAAAAATCAAAGAAAATATCTCTCTATTTTCGAAGGGGATAAAACGCTTCCTGTTGTTGATTATATGGTGGTGTTGAATCATGGAACAACAGTTGATGGCGAAGAAAAAAATATTATTTCTGCCGTGTTTTTAAGTAATATGGATGGCAACGTGCAAAATGTTCCTGTCCGACTCAAACTTAAATCTCAACTGAGAACTGGTTATGCAGAAAGATATCAGGCTATAGCGTCTCAGTATAGCTCAAGGATTGGTGTGGATTATGTATCAATGATGCTACCATAATTATTATATTTTAGGCGTGGTGATTTTTTTTCGCCATGCCTATTTTATATTTATCATCACAATGATGTTGTTTATTTTTGTTTAAGTCTTCTAAGCTTCATGCATTCTAATGAGAATAATAATAGAGTTGTGCTGTATATAAAGCCAGAGTTAGTTAATAACTTTAAATTTAATGCTTCAGGATTTTCACTGAGAAAGTGAAAGGCATAAACTAAGTATACAGCTAAAGTAGCCGTTCCAATTGTTGGTCCAATATCGCCTTGATCATGAGGTTCAAGGTTTACATTGAACTTGAAGATTAGCCATTCAAATCCCCAAGTAAAAAAAACAACTAATATCATGGCTGCGAATAATTTCGCGATGTTATCTGCTGATGGATTCATCAGAACAGATTGTTTCTGAAAAAATTCACAAAGTGAGAGTCCGAAAAAAATAAAAAAAAGTGGTCTGGAACTAAATTTTTCAAAAACTTTGAATAGGGTTTCCATTTTCTTTACCTTCAGGATTATATTAGCTATTCTGATACTTAGGCTACCAGAGCATTTGATCTTTGAGCTTGAACGTAATCACTCCACCATTGCATCAAACTCTGTCGCTCTATCAGATATTCTGCACGATTGTATGCTGCGATAATTTCATCTTTTTTCGAGTGGGCAAGCGCTGCCTCAAGAACTTCAGCTCTGAATTTACCAGACTCCTCTGCCGCTGTTCGTGCAATAGAACGCATACCGTGAGCTACAAGCTCGCCTCCGAACCCCATTCGGATGATAGCTGCGTTGGCTGTTTGTTCATGCATATGATTAAGAGGCGCTTTTATGCTGGGGAAAACCCATTCTCTATGCCCACTTATTGATTTCATTAATTCAAGGATGCGCAAAGCTTCTTTACTCAAAGGAACTTTGTGAAGCTTTTTCATTTTCATGAAATCAGCAGGAATGTTCCAAATGCTGTTGGTTGTATCAATATCAGACCACCTTGCGCGAACGGCTTCACCCGGACGAACCCATGTCAACAATTGCCATTCAATTAGCATACGTGTTTCCAACCGGATTGACGCATTCGTCAAAGATTCCATAAACCTTGGCAATTCGCTTGGGGGAAGGGCAGGCATATTTTGCTTTTTTGGTTTACTGAATCTTTGACCAAGGTTGTCAGCCGGGTTGAACTCAATAAGTTCTTCAGTAGCTGCCCACCGGAAGATTTCATTCAGACGTGAAATGATACGGCGTAGAGTTTCCAATACGCCTCGTTGCTCAATAGGATCAAGGTGTTGTTTTAAGAGCTTAGGTCGGATCTCATTGATAGGGACATTACCCAGACCGGGAAAGACATTTCTCTCTAAGCTGCGCCAGATGTCTGCTGCATGGTCTTGTGAGATACCTGATGTCTTTACCTTCTCATCTAACCATTTCCGCGCTACGGCTTGGAGAGTGTGCTCAGTAGCACTCTTTAATGCCTTCGCCTTATCGTTGTTATGGATTTGGGGATCAACACCATTTGCCAGAAAGGAGAGATATTCATCACGTAAGGCTCTGGCTCTTGCAAGGGTAAGGTGAGGATATGTCCCAAGGCTCATTTTGGTTCTTTTCTTGCTCACTGGTACTGCATACCTGAAATACCAATTTTTCTTGCCTCCTTTCGCCAAAGGAGCGATTCGTAGAATCAGACCATCACCGTCAAACAAGTTGATTTCTTTATCGGCTGGCTTGGTGCTTTTGATTTCAGTGTCAGTGAGCTTCTTAGCGATTTTTGCCATTTTGGGACCCTCGGTTTTTGGACCCTTCTTAATGGGTCCCATTCAGGGTGCCATAACTCGTAGTTCTCAGCAATTCTCACTGGACGACAATAGACGTAAAAAAGCCCGCAGAGCTTGTGCTGTGTGGGCTTAGTAGACTTCATTGAACTTCAAACAACTAAAAAGTGGTGGAGCTGGCGGGAGTTGAACCCGCGTCCGAAATTCCTACATACCATTTTTATACTAACAAAATCATATTTTTTTATTTTAAATCATTGTGTTAGTGTTAGTCTGTATTTGCTTGTTTTACTTGTTTTTAGTGTTCTGCCGCCAAAATGCCGCCATTTATTAGCGATGCCAGTTGAGGTTATGAAGTGGATTTTTGGTAACGGCATCTTCCAGATGATCCGGTGCAAAATGGGCATAAATCATGGTCATTTTAATATCAGCGTGTCCTAAAATATCCCTCAATACCAAAATGTTTCCGCCGTTCATCATAAAGTGACTGGCGAAAGTGTGGCGCAGAACGTGGGTACATTGACCTTCAGGTAGTTCAATTCCAGCTCGTTTTACCGCACGCTCAAAAGCCTTTCGGCATGGTGTGAATAACTTTCCTCTGTTTTTGGGTAATTCTTCATACAGTTCCTGAGAAATAGGAACAGTTCGGTTTTTCTTTCCTTTTGTTTTGGTATAGGTAATTCGATACTTTGATATCTGGTTACCTTGCAGGTTTTCGGCTTCGCTCCATCTTGCCCCGGTAGCCAGGCAAATCTTGGCAATCATTAGCAGACTGGGACTTTGAGATTCAGCACATGCGTCAAGCAGGCGTTTGATTTCATCAGCAGCAAGGAACGCCAGTTCACCTTCTGCAATTTTGAAAGTTGGCAGACCGGCGAGGGGGTTGGGTGCAGACCAATGTCCCAGCTTTTTCAGTGTGCCAAAAACTGAGGATAGGTTACGCTGTTCAAGGTTCACCGTTCTGGGCTTAACCGGTGACATGAGCACGCCATCTTCGTTTTTGACCTCACCTTTTAATCTGGCTTCCCGGTACTTTGTGAAATCACCTGCTGTCAATTCAGAAGCGATGGGATCGCCAAGTCCATTACAAATGATTTTTAACTTAGCCATTAATCGCTTAGGGTCAGCGAGTGTCTGACCGTACAGGGAATACCATTGCTCAATCACTTCTGACAGTTGTCGCCGATCTTCCTTTTCTCCCAGCCAAGGTTTCTTGTTTACCTCATCCATGGTGAAATTCTCAAACGCAATGGCTTCGCCTTTCGTCGCAAATTGTTTGCGTACGCGTTTGCCATCTCTCCCGTTTGGGTAGCATTCACATAACCACTTTCCGTTCGGCTGTTTTCTGATGGTCATAAGTTAGAGGTTCTTGATTACTTTGACTGCACGTCCTACGACTTCCACATCATCTACAGAACATTCAAATGAAGTGTCATCTTGGTTAACTACTATTTTGTTTCCAGGTATGCGCGCAATTTTGACGATGTTTTTCATACCGTCGATGTCTATGAGCCAAATTCCGTTACTAAGCTGTTTTGTTGATGTATCAACAATGTAATTGCCGTCGTTAGCTTTGACGTACAAACAATATTCGGCTTTTCCGGGTATCAAAGTCTGATCAAGGAAAACATCCCCCATCTCTTCGAGCGTTCCGTTCTCAATGGTTGCCTGCCTTACTGATGGGATAACTATCTTTGAAAGGGGGCGAACTGTAGGTGAACTCTCGTTTTTGAACTTATTTTTTTCTTCTGTTTGAGGATACATTTCCCCTTGGCCCGTTGTCAGCCAAAGAAGAGAAATACCTGTTTCAAGGGCACATTGAATAACCCAGTCAGCAGGGAAGCTATCACGTAACATCCTGTTTGCCATGGTGCTTTTTGATGCTTCGAGGTGTTCAACCAACGCTATCTGAGTGTTGAAACCATAGGCTGTCATCAGCCTTTTGATGGTCTCTCTCCCTCCCGTATTTGCACCTGTACTAATCTTCAAGATGAACTCTCCATTTGACAATCCAATAACGAGATCGTATTTTTGTATTTAACTTCTAATATGAGAGTTTAGAAGTTGGGGTTAAACATCATAAAACGAGCTTAAACCAAGAGATACTGCACTATGAGCAACGACATTTCAATTCGTGTACCAAAAGTGATGGCGACACCTGCAGAGTTCGCGGAATGGGAAGGCCGCTCTCGCGGTTCGGTATATCAAATGATTCATAATGGTAAGCTCGCTAAGTTCTTGGAAAAAAAGGAAAAACCGAAAGACAGAGTATGTATACGTTACCTTGAGTACAAAAAGGAACAAGTCAGGAAAAACATGGGCCAATCCAATTTCAATTTTAATGTCATCGTTGGTGGCTAAGTTCAATTATGAGAACTTTCTAAGGGGGCAGCATGTTTGATTACAAGATTTCCAAACATCCGCATTTTGATGAAGCCTGTAGAGCTTTTGCACTACGCCACAATATGGCGAAGCTGGCAGAACGTGCAGGAATGAATGTTCAGACACTGCGAAACAAACTCAACCCAGATCAACCGCATCAGCTCACAGCGCCAGAAATCTGGTTGCTTACCGATCTGACTGAAGATTCAACGCTGGTAGATGGCTTTCTGGCACAGATTCACTGCCTGCCATGCGTACCAATTAATGAGGTGGCAAAAGAGAAACTGCCACATTACGTCATGAGTGCAACCGCAGAGATCGGGCGTGTTGCTGCAGGTGCGGTATCTGGCGATGTAAAAACCAGTGCAGGTCGTCGTGATGCTATCAGCAGCATTAACTCTGTAACACGACTGATGGCGCTGACTGCTGTTTCATTGCAGGCCCGTTTACAGGCTAACCCTGCGATGGCGAGTGCAGTTGATACCGTGACTGGCCTCGGTGCTTCATTCGGTTTGCTGTGAGGTGCTTATGCTTACGAAAGAACCATCATTTGCATCGCTGCTTGTTAAACAAAGCCCGGCAATGCACTACGGTCACGGCTGGATCATGGGTGAGGATGGAAAACGCTGGCATCCATGTCATTCACAAGATGAATTGCTGTCTGAATTGACCACGAGGAAACGGAGAAAGTCCAAATGTATGCGGCAGAAAGTGAAGTGGTTTATCAGTTTCGTTACAGAGGGGAGAGTTATTCAGTACCTGAAGATGATTTGCTCTGTTGCTATCCGTCATTGTCGGGCGATGGCAGTTACTTTTTCACGTTAAAGGATGGGACGTTTTTACGGGGAGAGCAGGTTAAAGAGACGATACGAAAAAATGTATCTCCTCTTGAGCGTTACCGTAAGAACAAAGAACGATAGCTGCGTTTGGGGGATATGAATTATGGCAATTAATGGCGCTGCGGCGACTGTTCCATTAAGCCCAGGTGAACGCCTGAATGGACTTAATCATATTGCGGAGTTAAGGGCGAAAGTATTTGGCCTGAATATTGAGTCAGAGCTTGAGCGGTTTATTAAAGATATACGTGATCCACGGGATGTTAATTATGAACGAAATAAACGGGCACTGGCTGCTATATTCTTTATAGCAAAAATTCCAGCTGAACGTCATAGCATCAGCATTAATGAACTGACCACTGACGAAAAGCGGGAGTTGATTAAAGTAATGAATCATCTTCGTGCAGTGGTGAGCTTATTTCCCAGACGGCTAACCATGCCGAATTAACCAACTAATGAAATTAATGGCGTAAACCCGCCGGGCTTCTTATTGCCAAAGTTCAGGAGAAACAACAATGCGAAATACTGAAACCAGCACCACCAAAACCGGACCAGATGATACTGGTCTGTGCCAGATGATTAACGCCGCTCGTCTGGATGAACGAAAAAATTGCACGTTTTCCTTTTCAAACCGACTGCTGCAAATGGCGTTACAAATTGCGCAAGAGAGTATGAGTGGAGAAGAAGCGGTGGAATTACTGCGCCGTGAAAGTGAAATCTATGAAGCTGAAGCAAAGGAGGTAGGAAGTAATGGCTAATGTTTTATCAATTCCGCGCAAAACAGGAAAAACAGAACTGGAGCAATTATTTAATGAAGCAAGAATTGACGAGCGCCGCACCTGTGCTTTTTCCGTTTCAATACGAATGGAATCACTGGCGATCCACATTCTTCGAGAGGGTATGAATGGAGTGGAAGCGGCGGAATTGCTGCGCCGTGAAGTGGCACGTTATGAAGCTGAATCACGGGGAGACTGGCACTAATGGCTGATGCAATGGATCTCGTACAGCAGCGAGTTGAAGAAGAACGCCAACGTCATATCCGTGCTGCCCGTGCCAAAACGCCGGGCGTGTCCCGCGTGCTTTGCGTTGAGTGTGAAGCGCCAATTCCGCCAGCACGCCGTCGTGCCATTCCGGGTGTGCAGCTTTGCATTACCTGTCAGGAAATCGCAGAGCTGAAAGGCAAACATTACAACGGAGGTGCTGTATGAGCACCATCCTGAAATGGGCGGGAAATAAAACCGCCATTATGTCCGAACTGAAAAAGCATCTTCCTGCTGGCCCGCGACTGGTTGAACCTTTCGCGGGTTCCTGTGCAGTGATGATGGAGACGGAGTACCCCAGCTATCTTGTTGCGGATATTAATCCTGATTTAATCAACCTCTATAAAAAGGTTGCTGCTGATTGTGAATCGTTTATATCTCGCGCCAGAGTTTTATTTGAGAACGCAAACAGGGAGATGGCTTATTACAACATAAGGCAGGAGTTTAATTACTCAACTGAAATTACTGATTTCATGAAAGCAGTATATTTCCTGTATCTCAATCGTCACGGTTACCGTGGTTTATGTCGCTATAACAAGAGCGGGCATTTCAACATTCCCTACGGTAATTATAAAAATCCGTATTTCCCTGAAAAAGAAATTCGCGCATTTGCAGAAAAAGCCCAGCGAGCAACGTTTATCTGCGCCAGCTTTGATGAAACGCTGGCGATGTTGAAGGCGGGGGATGTGGTGTATTGCGATCCGCCGTATGACGGTACGTTTTCCGGCTATCACACTGATGGTTTCACTGAAGATGACCAGTATCACCTGGCATCCGTTCTTGAACATCGGTCATCAGAAGGACATCCGGTCATTGTTTCTAACAGTGACACATCCCTGATCCGTTCGCTGTATCGCAATTTTACTCACCACTATATCAAGGTAAAACGCAGCATCGGTGTGGCAGCTGGCGAGGGTAAATCAGCAACAGAAATCATTGCTGTTTCCGGGCCGCGCTGCTGGGTGGGATTTGATTATTCGCGTGGCGTGGACAGTTCTGCCGTGTACGGAGTACGTGCATGAGTCATGCCGATATGAACAACTGCTGCGGCTTTAACGAGGCTGCCGCAGCATTCTCATGGAACAGCCCGAAAAAGGCCATTAACCCTTATCTGGACCCGGCGGAAGTTGCGCCGGTTTCTGCGCTTTCAAATCTGATCACTCTGTACGCTGCCGATAACGAGCAGGAACAACTGCGCCGCGAGGCACTGAGTGATCAGGTCTGGGAGCGTTATTTCTTTAATGAATCCCGTGATCCTGTCCAGCGCGAAATGGAGCAGGATAAGCTAATTAGCCGGGCAAAGCTGGCGCATGAGCAGCAGCGTTTTAATCCAGACATGGTCATTCTGGCGGATGTCAACGCCCAGCCTTCCCATATCAGCAAGCCGCTGATGCAACGTATTAAATACTTCAGCAACCTGGGCAGGCCAAAGGCTTATTCCCGCTATTTGCGTGAGACGATTAAGCCATGCCTGGAACGACTGGAGCATGTACGCGACAGCCAGCTATCTGCATCTTTTCGTTTTATGGCAAGCCATGAAGGGCTGGATGGTCTGCTGATCCTGCCTGAAATGAGTCAGGATCAGGTGAAACGCCTGTCCACCCTTGTCGCTGCGCATATGAGCATGTGTCTTGATGCCGCTTGTGGTGATTTGTACGCCTCCGATGATGTTAAGCCGGAAGAAATCCGCAAGACATGGGAAAAGGTGGCAGCAGAAACCCTGCGACTGGATGTCATACCGCCTGCGTTTGAGCAACTCCGCCGGAAAAGAAACCGCCGCAAACCTGTGCCCTATGAACTCATTCCGGGTTCGCTGGCGCGTATGCTGTGCGCCGACTGGTGGTATCGGAAATTATGGAAGATGCGTTGCGAATGGCGGGAAGAGCAGTTGCGTGCTGTCTGTCTGGTCAGCAAAAAAGCATCTCCCTATGTCAGCTATGAAGCCGTGATGCATAAACGTGAGCAGCGCCGTAAGTCGCTGGAGTTTTTCCGTTCTCATGAACTGGTGAACGAAGACGGCGACATGCTGGACATGGAGGATGTGGTAAACGCCAGCAGCAGCAACCCGGCGCATCGCCGCAATGAGATGATGGCCTGCGTTAAAGGTCTGGAGCTTATCGCGGAAATGCGTGGTGACTGCGCCGTTTTCTACACCATCACCTGTCCGTCACGTTTCCATTCCACGCTAAATAACGGCAGGCCAAACCCGACCTGGACCAACGCGACAGTAAGACAAAGCAGCGATTATCTGGTCGGTATGTTTGCTGCATTTCGTAAGGCTATGCACAAAGCCGGGTTGCGCTGGTATGGCGTGCGGGTGGCTGAGCCGCATCATGACGGCACAGTTCACTGGCACCTGTTGTGTTTCATGCGCAAAAAAGATCGCCGCGCCATTACTGCTTTGTTGCGTAAGTTTGCCATTCGTGAAGACCGCGAGGAGCTGGGGAATAACACGGGACCACGCTTTAAGTCTGAGTTGATTAACCCGCGCAAAGGAACGCCGACAAGCTACATCGCGAAATATATCAGCAAGAACATTGACGGGCGTGGTCTGGCTGGCGAGATCAGCAAGGAAACGGGTAAATCTCTGCGTGATAACGCTGAATACGTGAATGCCTGGGCGTCTTTGCATCGTGTTCAGCAATTCCGCTTCTTTGGCATTCCGGGGCGTCAGGCTTACCGTGAACTGCGATTGCTGGCTGGTCAGGCGGCAAGGCAGCAGGGTGACAAAAAAGCAGGTGTGCCGGTACTGGATAACCCGCGCCTTGATGCCATTCTGGCTGCTGCTGATGCTGGTTGTTTTGCCACCTATATCATGAAGCAGGGAGGTGTACTGGTTCCCCGTAAATATCACCTCATCAGAACTGCTTATGAAATTAACGAAGAGCCGACCGCCTATGGCGATCACGGTATTCGTATTTATGGCATCTGGTCACCCATTGCAGAGGGCAAGATCTGCACTCATGCAGTGAAGTGGAAAATGGTTCGTAAGGCCGTTGACGTTCAGGAGGCGGCAGCCGACCAGGGCGCTTGCGCCCCTTGGACTCGTGGCAATAACTGTCCCCTTGCTGAAAATTTGTACCAACAAGGGAAAGACAAATCAGCTGATGGGGATACCAGAACGGATATCACCCGCATGGATGACAAGGAGTTGCACGATTACCTGCACAGTATGAACAAAAAAGAGCGCCGGGAACTGGCTGCAAGGTTACGCCTGGTGAAACCGAAACGGCGTAGAGACTACAAACAGCGAATTACTGACCATCAACGACAGCAGCTCGTCTATGAACTGAAGTCCAGAGGATTTGATGGCAGCGAGAAAGAGGTCGATTTACTCATTCGCGGCGGCAGTATTCCGTCAGGAGCAGGCCTGCGTATCTTCTATCGGAACCAGCGTTTGCAGGAAGATGATAAGTGGCGGAACCTGTATTGATTACGCAGGTTAACAATTCGTGCTCTTAATAATACCAGGCATATTAGGCTGATGAACGTAAAAAAAACGTTTTACATCAGTAAGATTATTATATACTGTAATTATAAACAGTGGTTATATATACAGTATTGCTTGTGGTGTCATAGGAGGAAAGATGCAGGACTTTTTTTTGGAGTCTTTGAAGCTCCAGCGCATTGATTTTTTTCTTAAGCTTGTAGCGGCTAGTGAGTGTAGTGATGAAGAGAAGGGGCTGGCTCTGCAGTGGGTTTCTGAATTGACTGATGAACTCATGGCAAAAATCAGAAGCCACGAATACAACCGCTCAATGGATGTCATCAGCTGAGGTGACTTTTATGCGCATTGAAATAATGATCGATAAAGAGCAGAAGATTAGCCAGTCTACCCTGGACGCCCTTGAATCCGAGCTTTACCGCAATCTGCGCCCCCTGTATCCCAAAATGGTAATTCGTATCCGCAAAGGTAGCTCTAACGGTGTGGAACTGACCGGGCTGCAACAGGACGAAGAAAGAAAACAAGTGATGAAAATTATGCAGAAGGTGTGGGAAGACGACAGCTGGCTGCATTAAGAAACGTTGCTGGCGTCTGAACTTGCTTCTGGCGTCAGCAAGGTTGAACAACGAGTCCTTGCGAGGCGTTAGCTCTGTAGTGCATGTCTATGCCGCATGAGATCGCATGATCGTTTGAGGATCGTTTTTGCTAAGGCCCGCCAGAACTGGCGGGCTTTTGCGTAGATCATGCAGGTGCATGAAAACCACTACATAAAGCGGGCAGGCGTGGCGGGGATACGAGCGCGCGCCCGGTAGTTTAAATATAAAGTTATCAAAAGATGTTTTGATGGAACTTTGTTATGGTTAATGTGTCAACCAAGATGTAAACTATATTGAAAAGAACGTTATTGATGGATTTTAAAATTAGGAGGGCGACATGAGTGACAGCAATCGCATGTCCAATGCACCCGTATACTATGTGCTGGCGCAAGTTAAGTTTACGCCTATCAAGGCGATGAAAAAGTATGTCGATGACATTCAGGAAGCATTGCGTTTAAGGGGCTATCCACTCTTTGAAAGAAGAGAGGCAATGCAAATGGTGTTTGATGTTAATACGCCCGGTGAATCGCCTCAGCCATCTTTTGAAATGGTCCAGCAGTGGTATATGTCTGACATCACTAAGACTTCAGGTTTTGTCTTGGGTAACGATTTTATTACTTTCCAGACGACTGATTACAAAGAACATGAACCGTTCTTTAAAGCATTGATGGAAGGATTGTCTGTCGTAATAGAACATGCTAACCCAGCCCTTTTGACAAGACTTGGTTTGAGGTATCTGGATGCCGTAATACCTAGTGAGGGTGAAAAGATTGAGCAGTACCTTTGCAATGGCTTACATGGTGTAGATTTGGATTTATCTCCGATACAATCGGTTAACGAGATGGTTTTCCAAACAAATGTTGGTCCTGTTATAAGTACTGGCTTTTTAGTAACTCGTTTGCATAAGATGTTTGGTCAGTTGAGTTTTCCTCCAGATATCTTGCCCTTTGGGGTTGAAATGCTTGAGCGGTTCAGGAGCGACAAGGCTCTTTGGCATGGAATTATTGATACAGACCATTATGTTGAAGGAAACATGCCGCCAGAAATAGATTCAATTGAGCAACAGTTCAATTCACTACATGGTGTTGTAAAGGAAAGCTTTAATAAAATGGTATCCCAACATGCCATTAATAGGTGGGTATAACACCGGGGAGGTGTAATATGCGTCAATCCATGACTGGTAGTTGCTATGGGACTCCTGGTTTAGCTCCTATTGCTGGAGCGTTATTTGTTGCAACCTCTATGTTCCTGAGTGGAACAGGAGCGAGCTATTCTGTGAAGGATGTAAACCAGTGGCGTGGTTTTGTACAACCTAAAGTCCATTTTGGGTTATCTAAACTTGAAAATCATGGGGATACAGATAATGACCCTGTTGATATCAGGACAATTTCAGAACATTTAAGTAATGTTAGGGATACTCTTTCTCCATCAATGTCAGAACTGGCTAAAGATTTGGGTATTACTAGGCAAGCATTATACAAATGGTTATCCGGTGACAGTCAGCCTGATGATATTGGGAAAGCTGGTTACATCATTGAACTCAGTAGATTAGCCGATCGCTTTAACAAAGCAGGAGTAGAAAATGCTAAGTTGATGTCAAAAATGAAAGCGTTTGACGGCTTATCTATTATTGATTTGATTAAGCGAGGCGATGACTGGAAGTCGTCTGTGAATCTCTTAATCGATGAAGCTCGCCAGCTTAAAATTGCAGGTGTAAAAGCGAATTTAACTGGGAGCAAAAGCACGCCAACTGACGGGTGGATGTCGTCTGTTTCTATACCTGGTTCAGGAATGAAGGAGTAGATAGTCATTTATGGTTGATATTGCTACAGCATGGCGCCAAGGCCAGGTTCTTAGGCATGAGGATGCAGTTTCTTTGGGTATTCTTACCGAAGAGGAAATAGGCGTTAAAGTTGTCGTGATCAGTCATGATTGTGACTTGCAAAGCTCTTCTGAACCCAGCGTTGAGCTTATTGCTGGCCCTCTCATTAAGGGGGCCAGCAATTATGCACGTGCTAAACATCCCAGAGTTCTGCATTTGCATTTAGAGCAAGCGCGTGACGCGAATCAAAATGCAATTGAACTAAGACATGACAACAAATTTCGTATTGATAAAGAACGTTTCACGTGTGTGGGATGTGACCCTACTTGCCAAATATCCCCTGAGGAAAAGCAAGGTTTAAAACAATGGCTTGCTGCCCGCTATGGGCGACCTGCCTTTCCTGATGTTTTTGAGAGTAGGCTAAGAGCTTTCGACACAAAGAAATTTAGATTCGAAAAAGAACTCGCAAAGATAATTAGCAAACATTCAGTCTATTTGATAGGTGTATTCTTTGATTTAGGCGAAGATCGTTTCAATGATTTAGAGGAAGGTGTACCTTACGAACTGAATATTCATCTTGTCTATGATTCTATAGATGGTGGGCCGGATGCAAGAGCAGAGGCAGAGCAGGCGGCAACACAAATTGAAGAGTTCTTTGTAACGTACCATGGTGATGCGTCTGAAAGTGAACTCATTGCGCTTATGTCTTGTAACGCAGTTCCTGACGTTGAATTCAGTCTGTATGCGTTACGGCGAATGGACCAGTGGCGGGTTGAGTACATTAGTCTACAAGGTGATGACGTGGGTGATTACATCAACCCAGCCATCTAATATATTAAAAAGTACTGTGTGTTCAATTTGAACAAACAGTACATTTATTCCCTTGGTTCTAGACAATATGATTCAAAGCGAGCTACCTCTTCACCAACCCATTGGTTAAGTTCTTGCAGCCGCTTCTGTAGCGGAATTAGCTCGTTTCGGACAAAGACTTTGCTGGCCTTTTCCACATCACCAAATCCCCCGACATTATTAGGCATAATCCCCATCATTTGCGGCGGCACGCGGTGCGCAGCCATCATGTCATCACGGCTCACGTTCTTGATATTCAGAAACTCATCCTTCGCTGCGACTTCTGACAACGGGATAATCTGAAGTCCGTCCTTTTTGCCGTTAGGCGAGTACATAAACAGGTTGCGGAAGTTGCCAGGGCCTTTGGCGCTTTTCATCGCATTGCGGAGGTTGTTCACATCCTCCTGGTTCTGCGCGGCATCGGTCATGTACATGATGAAGCCTGCATGGCTGCCGTTAATGTAATACTTCCGGCGGAACAGCGTGGCGGACTCGTTGAGCAGGGCTGACGGAATGGCAGAAAGATAACCTGGTAGGCCGTAGATCTCCTGGTTGATGTCAGGTTCCATCAGATGAAAAATGCTGCCTTTCGTGAACTGATACGGCTGGGTTGTCATACCGTATTGCACAAACCAGTAGGTATCCAGGTCTAACCCGCGTCGGGTGTATTTTGCCAGAGCAGGCTCAAGGGCGATAACTTCACCGAAGCGGTTCGTGCGTTTCTCCAGGTAGGCGTTACCAAATACCAGATAGTCCTGCACAAAACGTGAAAAAGCCTGCTGGCTGAGCAGCGGGTGAGGGATGTAGGTACTGGTCAGAATGTTGCATTTCACCGCAATTGGTGAGCTGTGATGCACGGCGGCGCGGAAGGTTCGTGCCAGTCCGTCAAAGCTGACGGGCGGCTCATACCAGCGATCCATCTGTACGCATTCCACATAGTCCAGCAGTTCACGGCGGTCCAGAACAGGAACGGGATCGCCAAAGCTGAATGCTTCGGCTAAAGTTTGGCTTTTATGCTTGAGCTGATTCGTCGCCGCAGCGCGGTTTTTCTTACTCTTTCCCATCAAAAAATCTCCACAATATTGCTGGTATTGGCGGACTCGCCCTGCAGCGGTTCATTAAACAGTGCGTGCATTGTTGCCCAGGCCAGATCGGCGTGGCTGGCTTCTTCGCTGCGGCTGGCTTCATAGGTCGGGCGGTTGCCGCTGGCAGTGGTGGCGCGACGGATTGCCATAAAGGACTGCGCTATGTCGGTGTGCCCAGCGTCAAACTCCAGGCGGCGGTGGCTAATAATGTCGTAGGCCTTGAGTACCAGGGCGTTTTTAACGTTGGGGTTGTAGACAAACTCCCGGACGGCAGGAAAAAACGCTTTCACGTTCTCGTAAACCCCGTGACCGACGCCGGTTGAGTCGATGCCGATGTAGGTCACGTTGTACTGTTCAGTCAGTTTTTTGATGGCGTCAGCCTGGGCGCGGAAGTCCATCCCGCGCCACTGGTGACGCTCAAGAATGCGGAACTTACCGCCCGGCACGGCTGGCGGTGCCACCACCACGCACCCGGCGCTGTCGCCGTTTTGCGTACCTTTTGCCGGGTCATAACCGATCCACACTTCGCGCCAGCCAAACGGGCGCAGGGCCAGTGCATGAAAGTCGCTCCAGACTTCCCAACTGTCCACCATGCACGCCTGCAGCTCGCTGAGCGGGAACACGGACGCGAGATCGTCCACAAACTCGCACATCAGCAGGTTCTGGTATTCGTCCGGGCTGTACTCCATGCGCAACTGATCGAGGTCGAAAAGGTTACATCCGCCGCGCACTGCATCTTCCACGGTGACTATCTGGCGGTATTGCCCGTCTGCGCACAGCAGGCCGGGGGCCAGATTGCTGTGGGACAGGTCGATGTCCACCTTATCGGCTTTGTTGCGCCCACGGTTGAACAGCGCACCAGACCAGAACGGATAAGCACTGTGTGTCAGGCTGGATGGCGTGGAAAAATAGGTTTGTCGCCATTTTTTGTGAATAGCCATACCGGAAGCCACTTTGCGCAGCTCCTGGAATTTCGGTATCCAGAAATATTCATCCAGATATAGGTTGCCGTGATAACTCTGGGCAGTGCGGGCATTGGTGCCGAGGAAGTAAAGCGTGGCCCCGTTAGGAAGCACCATCGGATCGCCTTTCAGCTCCACCTCGACTTCTTTGGCGAAGTCGATGATGTATTGCTTAAAGACGTGAGCCTGTGCCTTACTGGCAGAAAGGAAAATCTGGTTACGTCCGGTAAGCAGGGCGTCAATCAGGGCTTCACGGGCAAAGTAAAAGGTCGCGCCGATCTGGCGTGACTTCAGCAGATTACGGATGCGGTTGGTTTTTCCAGCTTCCCACCAGTGGCGCTGGTAGTTGAACATGGAGGAATGGAAGATTTCTTCCAGCTTCTCAATCTGTTCATCGGTGAAAACATTCTTTTCCGGCTGACGGCGCGGCCCTTTGTTGCGGTTGGCGACGTTAGGGTTTAAGTCGGCTTCGTTGCCGCCATTGTTAAACTTGCCGATCCGCGCGTGGCGCTCCGACTGGCGTGCCAGCAGGTCAATTTCTTTGAAATCTTTCCCTTCTTTGTGCTCCTTCATAATGAGCTGGCAATAGCGTGCGGCGGTGGTGAGCTGCATCTGATCCAGCGGCCCATAGTCACCCCACTTGTCGCGTTTTTTCCAGCTGTGAACGGTTGCAACTTTCTCGCCCAGCATTTCAGCAATGCGGGCTACGCGGTATCCCTGAAAGTACAGCAGCATGGCCTGCCGACGGGGATCGAGATCTGCGGGTGTCAGTGTGGTGTTCATGGCACAAACCTACAGCCTTGAAAGAAGGCTTTCCCCGCCTGCGGTTTGTGTGGTTGTCGGTACAAGCGGCGCGCATTGTTTCACTGCCCCCATCACCGCAACCATAAGGCTCCAGTAAGTTTTTTCTAACGGAGCACGGCTCATGACAGTGAAAGCAAAGCGTTTTCGCATCGGGGTGGAAGGTGCCACTACCGACGGACGTGAAATCCAGCGTGAATGGCTGGAACAGATGGCAGCCAGCTACAACCCGGCGGTGTATACCGCGCTGATTAACCTTGAGCACATCAAGTCTTATTTGCCGGACAGCACCTTTAACCGCTACGGCAAGGTGACGGCGCTGTTTGCTGAAGAAATCACGGAAGGTCCGCTGGCTGGCAAGATGGCGCTGTATGCCGACGTTGAGCCAACGGAATCCCTGGTGGAATTGGTGAAAAAAGGCCAGAAATTATTCACCTCTATGGAAGTCAGCCCGAAGTTCGCTGATACGGGCAAAGCCTACCTGGTTGGCCTGGCTGCCACTGATGATCCCGCCAGTCTGGGTACGGAAATGCTGACATTCAGCGCCAGTGCAGCCCATAACCCGCTGGCAAACCGCAAGCAGAATCCCGCCAATCTCTTTACCGCTGCAGAGGAAACGGTGATCGAACTGGAAGAAATCCAGGATGACAAACCGTCCCTGTTTGCCCGCGTCACGGCGCTGTTCACCAAAAAAGAGCAGTCAGACGATGCCCGGTTCTCTGATGTGCATAAAGCCGTGGAGCTGGTCGCCACTGAGCAGCAGAACCTGAGCGCACGCACCGAAAAATCCCTGTCTGAGCAGGAAGAACGCCTGTCTGAGCTGGAGACTGCTCTGCAGGAGCAGCAAACCGCCTTTAACGAACTGGTGAATAAGCTGAGCCATGAAGACAGCCGCCAGGACTACCGCCAGCGTGCAACAGGCGGTAACGCCCCCGCTGACACTCTGACCAATTGCTGATGGAGCACAAAACCTGATGAAGAAGAATACCCGCTTTGCTTTTAACGCTTACCTGCAGCAGCTGGCGCGTCTGAACGGTGTGGCAGTTGAAGAACTGTCCAGCAAGTTCACCGTGGAGCCGTCTGTACAGCAGACGCTGGAAGACCAGATCCAGCAGTCCGCCGCTTTCCTGACGCTGATTAACGTCACGCCAGTGACTGAGCAGTCTGGGCAGTTGCTGGGGCTGGGGGTTGGCAGCACCATTGCCGGAACCACTGATACCACCGCAAAAGAGCGTGAGCCTGTCGATCCGACGCTGATGGTCGATGTGGAATATAAATGCGAGCAGACCAACTTTGACACGGTGCTGACCTACGCGAAGCTGGACCTGTGGGCGAAGTTTCAGGATTTCCAGGTGCGTATCCGTAACGCCATCGTGAAACGTCAGGCACTGGACCGCATCATGATCGGCTTTAACGGCGTGAAGCGTGCGAAAACCTCCAACCGTAGCGAAAACCCGCTGCTGCAGGATGTGAACAAAGGCTGGCTGCAGAAAATCCGTGAGGATGCACCGGATCACGTCATGGGCAGCACCACCACGGGCGGTGAAACCACACCGGGTGCGGTGAAAGTCGGGAAAGGTGGCGAATATGCCAACCTGGACGCCGTGGTGATGGATGCCGTTAATGAGCTTATCGACGTGGTCTATCAGGACGATGACGATCTGGTGGTGATTTGCGGTCGTGAACTGCTGTCTGACAAGTATTTCCCGCTGGTCAACAAAGAGCAGGAAAACAGTGAAAAACTGGCTGCCGATATGATCATCAGTCAGAAACGCATGGGTGGCCTGCAGGCCGTGCGTGCGCCGTTCTTCCCGCCGAATGCGCTGCTGATCACCCGTCTGGATAACCTGTCCATCTACTGGCAGGAAGACACCCGCCGCCGTTCAGTTATCGACAACCCGAAACGTGACCGGATTGAAAACTTTGAATCCGTTAACGAAGCCTATGTGGTTGAGGACTACCGCTGCGCCGCACTGGTGGAAAACATCCAGATTGGTGATTTCAGCGCCGCCGCAGCCGAAACCGGAGCGTAATCCATGAGCCTGAGTCCCGCACGGCAGCATCGCCTGCGCGTTCAGGCTGAACAGGCCGCCCGCGAGGGCGGCAGTGTTCGCCACGCATCGGGCTATGACCTGATGCTGCTGCAACTGGCGGAAGACCGCCGCCGTCTCAAGGGCGTTCAGTCCACGGTCAAAAAAGCGGAAATCAAGGTGGAGCTGCTGCCGAAGTACGCCGCCTGGGCAGAGGGTGTCCTGGCTGCCGGAGGCGCTCAACAGGATGACGTGCTGATGTACGTGATGCTGTGGCGCATTGATGCCGGAGATTATGCCGGAGCGCTGGAGATCGGGCGTCATGCCCTGCGTCATGGCTGGGTGATGCCGCTGGGTAACCGCAACGTGCAGACCGTGCTGGCAGAGGAAATGGCAGACGCCGCGCAGAGCGCAATGCTTGCCACCACCGGCTTTGATGCCGATCTGTTGCTGCAGACGCTGGAGCTGACAGACGGTCTGGATATGCCGGACCAGTCACGGGCGCGTCTGCATAAAGCGATTGGCGCGGTCCTGAGTGAAAGCAATCCGGCGTCTGCCCTTAATCATCTCAACCATGCGTTACAGCTCGATCCCCGCTGTGGCGTGAAAAAAGACAAACAGCAGCTGGAGCGCAGACTGCGCAATGACAGCCGCTGACAGAACGTGCCCCCGCGCACGGGCGGCACGGGGTGGCGAAAGGCACTGCCACATCAAAACCCCGTCCACCGCCCTCTATTTCAGGAGAAAGCAGCATGAAGTTTGTTGCGCCAGAACAGGCACCGGAACAGGCGGAAATCATCAGAAATACGCCGTTCTGGCCTGATGTGGACCTGTCGGAGTTTCGCAGTGTCATGCGCACTGACGGCACGGTGACGCAGCCGCGTTTAAAGCAGGTTGCGCTGTCGGCAATTTCGGAGGTCAACGCAGAGCTGTATGAGTTTCGCAGACGCCAGCAGATGCTGGGGTATGCCTCGCTGGCAGAGGTTCCGGCGGAACAGCTGGACGGCAAAAGTGAGCGCATTCAGCACTATTTCAACGCGGTTTACTGCTGGGCACGCGCCATGCTCAACGAACGTTACCAGGACTATGACGCCACGGCATCCGGTGTGAAGCGGGGCGAGGAACTGGCGGAAGCCAGCGGTGATTTATGGCGTGACGCCCGCTGGGCCATCAGCCGGGTACAGGACGCGCCGCACTGCACAGTGGAGCTTATCTGATGAAAGTGCGTGCGCATCAGTATGACACGGTGGACGCGCTTTGCTGGCGTCATTACGGGCGCACGCAGGGTGTCACGGAGCAGGTACTGAAGGCAAATCCGGGGCTTGCCGAATATGGCCCCTTTTTACCTCACGGGCTGCAGGTGGAGCTGCCGGACATTCCGACAACCACCACCGTGCAGACCGTCCAGCTATGGGACTGAATTATGACGCTTGAGCGAATCAGCGCCTTTATCACGTATTGCATCGCCGTCGTGCTGGCCTGGCTGGGCGATTTGTCCATCAAGGATGCCTCAACGCTGGGCGGCCTGATGATCGGTGTGCTGATGCTGGCTATTAACTGGTACTACAAACACAAAGCCTACCAGCTTCTGCGCGACGGGCAGATCACGCGGGAGGACTATGAATCCATCAATCGTTAAACGCTGCCTTGTCGGGACCGTGCTGGCTATTGCTGCCACGCTGCCGGGTTTTCAGCAGCTTCACACCTCCGTGGAAGGACTGAAACTGATTGCCGATTACGAAGGCTGTCGTCTGCAGCCGTATCAGTGCAGCGCGGGTGTATGGACTGACGGCATTGGTAATACGTCGGGCGTCATTCCCGGCAAAACCATTACGGAACGACAGGCAGCAGAAGGGCTTATCTCCAACGTGCTGCGTGTGGAGCGGGCGCTGGAAAGATGTGTGAAGCAACAGCCGCCACAAAAGGTGTATGACTCGGTGGTGTCGTTTGCCTTCAACGTGGGGACAGGCAATGCCTGCAGCTCCACGCTGGTGAAATTGCTCAATCAGCGGCGCTGGGCGGATGCGTGCCGACAGTTGCCGCGCTGGGTTTATGTAAAAGGTGTGTTTAATCAGGGGCTGGATAACCGCCGTGCGCGGGAGATGGCCTGGTGTTTACAGGGAGCAAACTGAAATGAAAAAGAAATTAATCAGCGGACTGTTTCTGATGTTATGGATGGCGTTGTTAATCGCAGCAATGGTGTATCCGCAGGGGATTCTTCCGGTACTGGCAGCGTCCGGCGTTTGGGTAGCCTGTTTGCTGACATGGGCGGTAATTCCGGTAGCACTGGCTGCGTTAATTAAGAATAGCCCGCTCTGGCAGGAGTTAAGGGCATCTTTGCTGAAGACAATTACCCGAAAAGAAAACGTATTTATCAGTTGGGTGATGCGATTGCTGATTGTCGTAAGTCTCGCCTGGACGGGGTGGGCTATTACCCTGGTCTTTTATCTGCTGACCGTTATTGCCTTCTGGATCACCCGTAATCAGATGGCGCAACAGGTAGCAGCATGAACCGGTTGCTGCTGGTTGTGCTGGCGTTATTACTGGCGGCGCTGGGCTGGCAGACGTGGCGGCTGGCTGATGCCAGCCAGACCATCAGCACGCAGTCAGACGAGCTGCAGAGCAAAAGCCAGGCACTGGCAAAGAGCAACAGCCAGCTTATTAGCCTGTCCATTCTGACTGAAACCAATAACCGGGAGCAGGCGCGGCTCTATGCCGAAGCAGAACAGACCAGTGTACTGCTGAGACAACGACAACACCGGATTGAGGAACTGAAACGTGAGAACGAGGATTTACGCCGCTGGGCTGATACTCCTTTGCCTGCTGACATTATCCGGCTGCGGGAACGCCCCACACTCACCGGAGGTGCAGCTTACCGTCAGTGGTTGTCCGCGAGTGACGCCGTGTCGGCTGAGACAGGCAGCGCCGCGCACTAACGGTGGCCTGAACGCGTTGCTGGATGAAACGGAGGCCGCCTGGGCGGTCTGTGCAGACAAAGTGGACATGATTATTGCGTGTCAGGAGCGAAACAGTGAACAAACCACAATCCCTGCGCCACGCCCTCAATAAAGCGGTGCCTTATGTCCGCAATAACCCGGACAAACTGCATCTGTTTGTGGATAACGGTTCGCTGGTTGCCACGGGGGCCAGCTCCATGTCATGGGAGTACCGCTATACCCTGAACGTGGTGATAGAGGATTTCAGCGGCGACCAGAATCTGCTGATGGCCCCGGTTTTACTGTGGCTTCGGGATAACCAGCCCGATGCCATCAATAACCCGGCGTTACGGGAAAAGCTATTCACCTTTGAGGTGGATATTTTGCGCAACGATGTCTGTGATATCAGCCTTAACCTGCAATTGACGGAACGTGTGCTGGTCAGTACTGACGGCAGTGTGTCGAGCGTTGAAGCTGTAACAGAACCCGATGAACCTGAAGAAATGTGGACGGTGAAACGTGGCTGAACTGCAGAAGGTGGACGACTGGCTGAGTGCCTTGCTGGCGAATCTGGAACCAGCCACGAGAAGCCGCATGATGCGCCAGCTGGCGCAGGAACTGCGCCGGACACAGCAGCAGAATATCAGGATGCAGCGCAATCCAGATGGCAGCAGTTATGAACCGCGCAGGGTAACAGCACGCAGCAAAAAAGGCCGCATCAAACGTCAGATGTTTGCAAAGTTGCGCACCACAAAATACCTGAAAACTGCCGCCAGCGCCGACTCTGCCAGCGTACAGTTTGAAGGCAAGGTGCAGCGTATTGCCCGTGTTCACCATTACGGCCTGCGTGATCGCGTCAGTCGCAAAGGACCGGAGGTCCGTTACGCAGAGCGCCGCCTGCTGGGTGTAAATGATGATGTTGAGGCAATGACCCGCGACATGATTCTGCAATGGCTGGCGGGGTGATCTTTGTATCAGCACTGATACAAGTTGCAGCACTGCCGCCTTTCTTCCCCTGATGGCAACCTTTCCCTATGAACGCACAATTAACCGAAATCATGCGCCTTATCACCAACCTGATCCGCACAGGGGTAGTCACCGAAGTGGACAGGGAAAACTGGCTTTGCCGGGTGAAAACGGGCGAGCTTGAAACCAACTGGATCAGCTGGCTGACGCTGCGTGCCGGGAATGCCCGTACATGGTGGCGACCATCGGAAGGTGAGCAGGTGGTGCTGCTGAGTCTGGGCGGCAATCTGGAAACCGCCTTTGCGCTGCCCGCTGTCTATTCGAATCAGTTCGCACCACCGTCGACGTCGGCGGACGCCTGCGTGACAGAACATCCTGACGGTGGCTGGTTTGAATACGAACCCGCCACCGGGCGCTGGTATGTCAGGGGCATCAAATCAATGGTCATTGAGGCTGCTGACAACATCACCATGAAAACCAGTGAGTTTGTACTGGAGGCTGACCGCACGCGCATTAACAGCGAAGTGGTGATCAATGGTGGCGTTACCCAGGGCGGCGGAGCGATGAGTTCTAACGGGATCGTGGTTGATGCGCATCAGCATACTGGCGTCCTGAAAGGCGGCGATACAACCGGAGGCCCGGTATGACGCTTTATAGCGGGATGAACAATACCAGCGGCAAAGTCATTACTGATATTGATCATCTGCGCCAGTCGGTGCGGGACATTCTGCTGACACCGCAGGGTAGCCGTATTGCCCGCCGGGAATATGGTTCCCTGCTGTCGGCACTGATAGATCAGCCACAAAATCCGGCATTACGCCTGCAGGTCATGTCGGCAGTGTATGTGGCGCTGAGTCGCTGGGAGCCACGGTTGACGCTGGATTCCATCACCATCAACAGCAATTTTGACGGTTCAATGGTGGTGGAGCTGACCGGGCGGCGGAATAACGGTGTGCCTGTGTCCCTTTCCGTATCAACAGGAGCAGAGAATGGCAGTGATTGACCTTTCGCAGTTGCCTGCACCGCAGATTGTGGATGTGCCGGACTTTGAGACGCTGCTTGCCGAACGCAAGGCAGAATTTGTGGCGCTTCATCCGAAAGATGAGCAGGAAGCAGTGATCCGCACGCTGGAACTGGAATCTGAACCCGCCACTAAATTGTTGCAGGAGAACGCTTACCGTGAGTTGCTTCTGCGCCAGCGTATTAACGAAGCCGCGCAGGCGGTGATGGTGGCTTACGCGATGGGCGGCGATCTTGACCAGCTCGCTGCCAACTACAACGTGACACGCCTGACGGTGACGCCTGCTGATAATGATGCTGTGCCGCCCGTTGCAGCTGTGATGGAAAGCGATGAAGCGTTGCGCCTGCGTGTGCCTGCAGCCTTTGAAGGGCTTTCTGTTGCGGGGCCAACTGCAGCTTATGAATTTCATGCCCGAAGCGCCGACGGTCGGGTGGCGGATGCCAGTGCAACCAGCCCGGCACCTGCAGAGGTGGTGCTGACTGTCCTTAGCCGCGAAGGCGATGGAACTGCAGAAAAAGACCTGCTGGACGTGGTGGAAAAAGCTCTGAACAGTGAGAACGTCCGCCCGGTGGCTGACCGTCTTACGGTTCGCAGCGCAGAAATCATCCCGTATCGCGTGGAAGCCACCATTTTTCTCTATCCGGGACCGGAAGCAGAGCCGGTAATGGCAGCGGCAAAAGCCAGTCTGCAGAAGTACATTGCCAGCCAGACGAGGCTTGGTCGGGATATTCGCCGTAGCGCCATCTTTGCTGCTCTGCATGTTGAGGGTGTTCAACGTGTGGAACTGGCTTCTCCGCTGGCGGATGTGGTCCTGAACAAAACACAGGCGGCATCATGTACGCAGTGGAGCGTAACCAACGGAGGAACGGATGAATAGTCTGCTGCCACCGGGTTCAACTTCACTGGAGCGCCGACTGGCGCAAACCTGTAGCGGGATTTCTGATTTGCAGGTGCCGCTGCGTGACTTGTGGAATCCGGCTACCTGTCCGGTCAGCTTCCTGCCTTATCTCGCCTGGGCGTTCTCTGTGGATCGCTGGGACGAGGGCTGGACAGAAAGCGTCAAACGCCAGGTAGTGAAGGATGCTTTTTATATTCATCAGCATAAAGGAACCACCAGTGCCGTGCGGCGGGTGGTGGAACCGTTCGGATTCCTGATCCGCATTATTGAGTGGTGGCAGACCGGAGAAACACCGGGTACGTTTCGCCTGGATATCGGCGTGCAGGACCAGGGCATCACTGAAGATACCTATCTGGAACTTGAGCGACTGATAAGCGATGCCAAACCATGTAGCCGCCACATGATCGGCATGTCCATCAATCTGCAGACCAGCGGCCCGCATTGGCTGGGAGCCGCCAGCTATCTTGGCGAAGAAATCACGATCTATCCCTATATCAACGAAACGATTATTTCCGGTGGCACCGCGCATGAAGGCGGGGCGGTCCATGTTATTGACACAATGAGAGTGAATCCATGAGCACAAAATTTTATACCCTGCTGACGGATATTGGCGCGGCGAAACTTGCCAGCGCCGCCGCGCTCGGTGTGCCGCTAAAAATTACCCATATGGCGGTGGGCGATGGCGGTGGAGTATTGCCAACGCCGGACGCAAAGCAGACGGCACTGGTAAATGAGAAACGCCGGGCTGCGCTGAATATGCTTTATATCGACCCGCAGAACAGCAGCCAGATTATTGCCGAACAGGTGATCCCTGAAAACGAGGGCGGTTGGTGGATACGTGAAGTGGGCTTGTTTGATGAGTCCGGGGCATTGATTGCCGTGGGCAACTGCCCGGAAAGCTATAAGCCGCAACTGGCTGAAGGTAGCGGGCGCACTCAGACCGTGCGCATGGTGCTGATTACCAGCAGCACGGACAATATCACCCTGAAAATCGACCCTGCTGTAGTGCTGGCAACCCGCAAGTATGTGGATGACAAGGCACTGGAGCTGAAGGTGTACGCGGATGATCAGATGGCAAAACATCTTGCCGCGCCGGACCCGCATTCACAGTACGCGCCAAAAGCCAGCCCGACATTTACCGGAACCCCCAAAGCGCCAACGCCAGCGGCGGGGAATAATACCACGCAGGTTGCGACCACTGCGTTTGTACAGGCGGCACTGACGGCCCTTATTAATGGTGCGCCAGCCACGCTGGACACGCTGAAAGAAATAGCCGCAGCCATTAACAATGATCCGAATTTCAGTACCACCATTAACAATGCGCTGGCACTAAAAGCACCGTTGTCGAGTCCGGCACTCACCGGAACGCCAACAGCCCCCACGGCGGCGCAGTCGGTCAACAATACACAGATTGCCACTACGGCTTTTGTGAAATCGGCGATTGCAGGAATGGTGGGTTCTGCACCTGCTGCACTGGATACACTGAACGAACTGGCGGCGGCACTGGGGAATGATCCGAACTTTGCCACGACAATGCTTAATGCGCTGGCAGGTAAACAACCGCTGGACAATACGCTTACCAATTTGAGTGGAAAGGATGTAGCTGGTCTTCTCACATACCTTGGTTTGGGAGAAGGAGCAAAACTCAATGCAGCAACGGCTACATTAGGACGCACCGGTTTCATAGCTATACCGGTTATGATTGGTGGTATTGAGCAATCAGTAATCATTCAGTGGGGGTGGAATGCCGCAAAAGCATCTGCCTCTGGGGGGGATGGAAATACAGTTGTATTCCCGGTTGCGTTTAATAATGCCTGTGTTGCCGTTGTTGCAAATTATGACAATGTCAGCGCACCTATCAATGCAGTGGCAACGGGGGGATATACAACCACTTCGTTTTTATTACGGTGCGCAGCTCAAACGGGTAGTTATTACTATAACTGGATTGCTATTGGGTATTAAGATGAAAATATACTGTTGCTTAAATACCGTTGGTTTTTTTATGGATGGCTGTGGCATCATTCCGCCAGATTCTAAAGAAATAACGGCAGAACACTGGCAGTCATTATTAAAATCTCAAGCTGAAGGAGGCGTGATCGATTTTTCTGTTTTTCCTCCTTCTATTAAAGAGGTTATCCGTACTCATGATGATGAAGTCGCAGATGCGAACTTTCAAAAGCAGATGCTTATCTCTGATGCAACTGATTTTATCAATAGCAGACAGTGGCAGGGTAAGGCTGCATTGGGAAGACTTAAAGAAGATGAGCTGAAACAATATAATTTGTGGCTGGATTATCTGGAAGCACTGGAACTGGTTGATACATCCAGTGCACCAGATATTGAATGGCCTACGCCTCCGGCAGTTCAGGCCAGATGACATCCGGCGCGGTGCTGGTATCCGTTGCCGTCACCGCGTCAATGTAATCCAGCACAGCGTTTAGTCGGGTGGTTTCTGTCTGCGTCAGCTTCCTCCCGGCCTGCAATTTCAGTTGAATCAGACTAATGGAAGCCATTGCAGTATCAATCAGCGACTGGTGCTGTGCTTCTGCTGCATCTACTGCGGCGCTATGCTGTGCCTCGATATCCGTCACCCATTTCTCACCATCCCATTTATCATATGGCGTTAATAGGGCGATAGTGGTTGTATTTTCAGGGTAATCACCCGGAGCGGTGATTTCTTTTGATTCTCCTGTTTCGGTGCTATAGACCGTTTCACCGCGATGGTCTGGCACATATTCCCATGAGTTAAAATCTGCAGAACGGCAGATTGCATAACCAGCCTTATGTGTGCCAGGGGCATCTAAACAGGAACATGCCGGAATGCCGACACCAACGGCAAGATATTCATTTGAAGTGGAAATATATTCCCGTGTTTCACCATCATAGTTATAAACGGTAACATCCCCTGCCTTTGTTGCAATGAGCTCACTATTTAATATTGCTTTATGCATCAGGCTGCCCTCACGATATAGTTAAATGCAATATTACGCGGACGCGTTTCTGAGGCTGCGGCACCTAAACCAGCCACTGATTGTTTATATGTTTTAAAGGTTCCATAATCCGGTGCTGGTAATCCGGCATCGTTTGTGTTTCCTCTTTTGATAATGTCAGTGCCACTATTTACCCAGCTTTCATCAAAATAGAAATTAATAGTTGCATCAGTCACAATCGTGGATCTTGACGGTAATCCATGAGCATGATCCTCCGTTGCATATCCCTGAATACTTAAAATAGAGCGACCTGTATCAATCCCCCGCCCGTCATCCCAGCCACGAATAAACTCACCACGTAAATCAGGCAATTTATTTGTCGGGTAAACTTTTGCCAGTTCCGGGTATTCTTCAGCAGAAAAAGCTGCACCATTGCATTTCAGCCAGCCTGTTGGCGGAGTGGCTGAAGGCCACGGAACAGGGACACCAACAGGTAATGCAGAGCCTTCTCCCAAACCAACGTTTAAGAAAATGCAGAGGTAACAGCTAACTGGCATCATCTCCGGTTTTTATTCAGGGGGATGATCATGCTTATTGGCTATGTACGCGTGTCAACAAATGACCAGAACACCGATTTGCAACGTAATGCACTGAACTGCGCGGGATGTGAGCGGATTTTTGAGGACAAAATCAGTGGCACTAAGTCCGACAGACCGGGGCTGAAAAAACTACTCAGGACACTATCGGCAGGAGACACGCTAGTTGTCTGGAAGCTGGACAGGTTGGGGCGCAGTATGCGGCATCTTGTTACGCTGATAGAAGAGTTGCGCCAGCGTGGTGTGAATTTCAGAAGCCTGACTGACAGTATTGATACCAGTACCCCAATGGGCCGTTTCTTTTTTCATGTCATGGGTGCCCTGGCTGAAATGGAACGCGAACTGATAGTTGAACGTACCAGGGCAGGGCTGGCTGCAGCTCGTGCCAAAGGCAGAGTAGGTGGACGCCGTCCTAAGTTGACCACCGAACAGTGGGCACAGATTGGGCGTTTACTCGAGGCCGGAGAATCAAGACAGCGTATTGCACTGATTTTTGATGTAGGCGTTTCTACCATTTATAGAAAATTTCCGGCAAATAAGATCAATGAATCCCCCTGAATCAGCATTATGTTGATTATCCCTGCAAGCAGACAAATACCGTTATTTTGTGTGAATAACGACACAACTGCGCTTAGCTGTTTGTCAGGCACAATCACTTCAACATAGGGCGAAGCCTAATCCAATCAGGAGGTTCGCCACTATGGCTCAGGATTACCACCACGGGGTGCGCGTTGTTGAAGTCAACGAAGGCACCCGATCTATTACCACGGTGAGCACCGCCATCGTGGGTATGGTCTGCACGGGCGATGATGCCGATGCAAAAATGTTTCCTCTTAATAAACCCGTGCTGATCACTGATGTGCTGACTGCCAGCGGTAAAGCGGGTGAGTCAGGTACTCTGGCCCGTTCGCTGGATGCCATCGCTGACCAGGCAAAACCCGTGACCATTGTTGTGCGTGTGCCGCAGGGTGAAACGGAAGACGAAACCACGACCAATATCATCGGCGCAGTGACTGCTGAAGGTAAAAAAACAGGTATGAAAGCCCTGTTATCTGCCCAGTCACAGCTCGGCGTTAAACCGCGCATTCTCGGCGTGCCAGGCCACGACACCAAGGCGGTAGCTACTGAGTTGCTGAGCGTGGCGCAAAGCCTGCGTGGATTTGCTTACCTGTCAGCGTATGGCTGCAAGACAGTGCAGGAGGCGATCACTTACCGCGAAAACTTCAGCCAGCGCGAAGGGATGCTGATCTGGCCTGACTTTACTGGCTGGGACACGGTGCTGAATGCCGAAGCAACGGCATATGCTACCGCCCGTGCGCTTGGTCTGCGCGCCAAAATTGATGAGCAGACCGGATGGCACAAAAGCCTGTCCAACGTGGGCGTGAACGGTGTCACCGGAATTTCTGCAGATGTGTTCTGGGATCTGCAGGACCCGGCAACCGATGCAGGTCTGCTGAACCAGAACGACGTCACCACGCTTGTGCGTAAAGACGGTTTCCGCTTCTGGGGTTCCCGCTGCCTGAGTGATGACCCGCTCTTTGCCTTCGAAAACTACACCCGCACGGCGCAGGTGCTGATGGACACGATGGCAGAAGCACACATGTGGGCGGTGGATAAACCGCTTAACCCGTCGCTGGCGCGCGACATTATCGAGGGTATCCGCGCCAAAATGCGCAGCCTGGTCAGTCAGGGCTATCTCATTGGTGGTGATTGCTGGCTGGATGAGTCGGTGAACGACAAAGACACGCTGAAAGCCGGAAAACTCACCATCGACTACGACTACACGCCAGTGCCGCCACTTGAAAACCTGATGCTGCGTCAGCGCATCACCGATCAGTACCTGGTGAATTTCGCCAGCCAGGTCAGCGCGTAAGGGGACAACATGGCTTTACCACGCAAATTAAAACACCTGAACCTGTTTAACGACGGGAACAACTGGCAGGGGATCGTTGAGTCGCTGACGCTGCCGAAATTTACCCGCAAATATGAGAAGTATCGCGGCGGCGGAATGCCGGGTGCGGTGGATGTGGATCTGGGGCTTGATGACAGTGCGCTGGACACAGAATTTTCCATTGGTGGTACTGAATTGCTGCTGTTTAAACAGATGGGTAAAGCCACGGTGGATGGCATCCAGCTGCGCTTTACCGGCTCTATTCAGCGTGACGATACCGGGGAAGTGCAGGCCGTGGAGCTTGTCGTGCGTGGACGTCACAAAGAAGTGGATTCCGGCGAGTGGAAGACGGGCGAAAGCAACACCACCAAAGTGACCAGTACCAACAGCTACGCGAAGCTGACCATCAATGGTGAGGTGCTCTATGAAGTGGACCTTATCAACATGGTGGAAATTGTGGACGGTGTGGACCTGATGGAAGCGCACCGCAACGCCCTCGGCCTCTGATATATCTGAACGGCGCGGGATACCGCGCCAGAACCCAATTGACAGGACAGCAAAATGAGCGATAAGCAGACTGAAAAGACCATTCAACTGGATACCCCCATCAAGCGCGGTAAAACAGAAATCACCGAAATTGTGCTGCGTAAACCGCAGTCCGGTGCGCTGCGCGGTACACGCCTGCAGGCCATTATGGATATGGATGTAAACGCGATGATGACCGTGATCCCCCGCATCTCCAGTCCGGCACTGACTGCACAGGAAATTGCAGAGATGGACCCGGCAGATCTCACTGCCATGTCGGTTGAGGTTGTCACTTTTTTGTTGAAGAAGTCGGTGCTTGCCGGTTTACCGACAGCCTGACGGTTGACGATCTGGTGGCAGATATCGCCACCATTTTTCACTGGCCGCCATCCGTTACTGACGTTATGCCGCTGACCGAAGTGCTGGAATGGCGGTATAAAGCGATTCAGAGAAGCGGGGCCAACGATGAGTGATAACAACCTGCGTCTGCAGGTCATTCTTAATGCGGTTGACAAGCTCACCCGCCCATTTCGATCTGCGCAGGCCAGTTCAAGAGAACTGGCTGCTGCTGTCAAAAAATCCCGCGATGCAATAAAGCAGCTTGATCAGGCCGGGAGCAGTCTGGACAGCTTCCGAAAGCTGCAGGCAGAAAATCAGAAATTAGGCGACAGGCTGAACTATGCCCGCCAGCGTGCAAATTTGCTCAGTCAGGAACTGGGAGCGATGGGGCCGCCTTCGCAACGTCAGGTTGTTGCTCTGGGCCGTCAACGGCTGGCTGTTCAGCGCCTGGAAGAACGCCAGAAAAAGCTGCAGCAGCAGACGGCGCTTGTGCGTGCTGAACTGTACCGGGCGGGAATTTCTGCGAAAGACGATGCGGGAGCAACTGCCCGTTTAGCCCGTGAAACATCACGTTATAACCAGGAACTTTCGAAACAGGAGGCGCGGCTGAAGCGACTGGGGGAAGCTCAGCGCAGGATGAATGCAGCGCGTGCCAGTTATGCCCGTTCGCTGGAGGTGCGTGATCGTATTGCAGGTGCCGGAGCCACCACCACGGCTGCAGGGCTGGCAATGGGTGCGCCAGTGATGGCGGCAGTAAAAAGCTATACCAGCATGGAAGATGCCATGAAAGGTGTGGCAAAGCAGGTCAATGGTCTGCGTGACGATAATGGCAACCGCACTGCACGTTTTTATGAAATGCAGGATGCCATCAAGGCTGCCAGCGAACAGTTGCCGATGGAAAACGGTGCGGTGGACTTCGCTGCACTGGTTGAAGGTGGTGCGCGCATGAACGTCGCAAACCCTGACGACAGCTGGGAAGATCAGAAACGTGACCTGCTGGCCTTCGCCAGTACGGCAGCAAAGGCGGCAACAGCCTTTGAGCTGCCAGCGGATGAACTGTCAGAAAGTCTGGGGAAAATCGCCCAGCTCTACAAAATCCCCACCCGCAATATTGAACAGCTCGGTGATGCGCTGAACTATCTGGATGATAACGCCATGTCGAAAGGGGCAGACATCATTGATGTGATGCAACGTCTGGGCGGTGTGGCTGACCGTCTGGATTATCGTAAAGCGGCGGCGCTGGGTTCCACCTTCCTGACACTGGGCGCTGCGCCAGAGGTTGCAGCCAGTGCAGCAAACGCGATGGTGCGTGAATTGTCCATTGCCACCATGCAAAGCAAGAGTTTCTTTGAAGGGATGAATCTGCTGAAACTCAATCCTGAAGTGATTGAAAAGCAGATGACGAAGGATGCGATGGGAACCATCCAGCGCGTGCTGGAGAAGGTAAACGCGCTGCCGCAGGACAAGCGCCTGTCTGCCATGACTATGTTGTTTGGTAAAGAGTTTGGCGATGACGCGGCGAAACTGGCAAACAACCTGCCGGAACTGCAGCGTCAGTTAAAACTGACAGCGGGCAATGATGCGCTCGGCTCCATGCAGAAAGAATCCGACATTAACAAGGATTCACTTTCTGCGCAGTGGTTGCTGGTCAAAACCGGAGCGCAGAACACCTTCAGCAGCCTGGGCGAAACGCTGCGCCAGCCGCTGATGGATATTCTGTACACGGTGAAAATCGTCACGGGGGCGTTGCGTCGCTGGGTGGAAGCTAACCCGGAACTGACAGGCACACTGATGAAAGCATCGGCTGTTGTGGCTGCGGTTACCGTCGGCCTTGGCACCTTAGCGCTGGCGCTGGCTGCAGTGCTGGGGCCGCTGGCAGTGATCCGTCTGGGATTCTCTGTGTTGGGTATCAAAACGTTATCTTCCGTTACGGCAGCAGTAACTCGAACCAGCAGCGCGTTGTCCTGGCTGGCTGGCGCACCACTGGCACTGCTGCGACGCGGGCTTGCTTCATCGGGCAACGCCGCAGGTTTACTTACTGCGCCGTTGTCGTCTTTGCGCCGCACGGCATCACTGACGGGAAATGTCCTGAAAACTGTAGCAGGTGCGCCGGTTGTACTTTTGCGGTCTGGATTATCCGGTTTACGTGCTGTTGCTGTGATGTTTATGAATCCTCTGGCGGTACTGCGCGGTGGACTGGCCGCCGCAGGCACGGTGCTGCGAGTACTGGCATCTGGTCCACTGGCGATGCTGCGCGTTGCCCTGTATGCCATATCTGGTCTGTTAGGTGCTCTGCTCAGTCCGATAGGTCTTGTGGTTACTGCACTGGCGGGCGTGGCGCTGGTTGTCTGGAAATACTGGCAACCCATCACCGCATTTCTCGGTGGCGTGGTGGAAGGATTCAAAGCGGCGGCAGGTCCCATCAGTGCAGCGTTCGAACCGCTTAAGCCCGTGTTCCAGTGGATTGGCGACAAAGTGCAGGCGCTGTGGGGCTGGTTTACTGATCTGCTGACGCCCGTTAAGTCGACCTCTGCCGAACTGCAGAGCGCAGCGGCAATGGGGCGGCGATTCGGGGAGGCACTGGCGGAAGGGCTGAATATGGTCATGCATCCGCTGGACTCCCTGAAATCCGGCGTTTCCTGGTTGCTGGAGAAGCTCGGCATTGTCAGTAAAGAGGCCGCAAAGGCAAAACTGCCGGAAAGCGTGACGCGTCAGCAACCTGCGACGGTGAATGCAGACGGTAAAGTGATGATGCCATCGGGTGGTTTTCCATCATGGGGATATGGCTTTGCGGGGATGTATGACAGCGGCGGGTATATCCCGCGCGGGCAGTTTGGCATCGTCGGTGAAAACGGGCCGGAAATTGTTAACGGCCCGGCAAATGTGACCAGCCGGAGAAATACAGCTGCACTGGCTGCCGTTGTTGCCGGAATGATGGGCGTTGCTGCCGCGCCAGCAGAGCTTCCACCGTTGCACCCTTTGGCACTTCCCGCGAAAGGTGGAGAAGCAATTGTGAGTCGCGCAGCCACTGTGCCGCTCGTTCAACGGATTGAGGCACCGACGCAGATCATCATTCAGACGCAGCCAGGACAAAGTGCGCAGGATATTGCGCGGGAGGTGGCACGCCAGCTTGATGAACGTGAACGCAGGCTGAAGGCAAAAGCCAGGAGTAACTACAGCGATCAGGGGGGATACGACGCATGATGATGGTGCTGGGATTGTACGTGTTTATGCTGCGCACCGTTCCGTATCAGGAACTGCAGTATCAACGCAGCTGGCGACATGCGGCAAACAGTCGGGTAAACCGACGTCCGTCCACGCAGTTTCTGGGACCGGAAAACGACATGCTGACGCTTTCCGGTATTCTTATGCCGGAAATAACAGGCGGCAGGCTGTCGTTGCTGGCACTGGAGCAGATGGCAGAACAGGGGAAAGCATGGCCCCTGATTGAAGGCAGCGGCACGATTTACGGCATGTATGTGATTGAGGGACTGAATCAGACTAAAACGGAGTTTTTCCGCGACGGTATGCCGCGCCGGATTGAGTTCACCCTGTCGCTCAAACGAGTGGATGAATCCCTGTCCGATATGTTCGGTGATCTCAGTGCGCAACTGAATAATCTGCAGGACACGGCAACGTCTGCCTTAAGCGATATCAGTAAAACGGTGGGAGGGCTGCTGTCGTGAATTTCAGCTCTGAACTGCTTAACAAAGGCAACAAAACTCCCGCATTCAGCATCAGTATTGAGGGCAGGGATATCACCACTGTGCTGGATAACCGCCTGATGAGTTTGACGCTGACGGATAACCGGGGCTTTGAAGCGGACCAGCTTGATCTGGAGCTGGATGACGCTGACGGAAAAATCGTGCTGCCGCGCCGTGGTGCGGTTATTACGCTGGCGCTGGGCTGGAAGGGGCAGCCGCTTTTCCCGAAAGGGGCATTCACAGTGGACGAGATTGAACACACTGGCGCACCGGACCGCCTGACTATCCGGGCGCGAAGTGCTGATTTTCGGGAAACGCTGAATACCCGCCGTGAAAAATCGTGGCATAAGACCACCGTCGGGGAAGTGGTGAAGGAAATAGCCGCGCGGCACAAGCTGAAGATGGCACTGGGTAAAGACCTGTCGGATAAGCCAGTGGAGCATATAGACCAGACTAATGAGAGTGACGGCAGTTTTCTGATGCGGCTGGCGCGACAGTACGGTGCCATCGCGTCGGTGAAAAATGGCAATCTGTTATTCATCCGGCAGGGGCAGGGCAAAAGCGCCACTGGTAAACCTCTGCCAGTGATCACTATCACACGCAAGGACGGCGACAGTCACCGATTTACCCTGGCAGATCGCGGAGCCTACACGGGCGTAATTGCCAGCTGGTTGCATACCCGCGAACCTGCGAAGAAAGAAAGCACCACGGTGAAGCGTAAGCGCAGAACTAAGAAGCAGAAGAAAGAGCCAGAAGCGAAGCAGGGCGATTACCTGGTGGGTACGGATGAAAACGTGCTGGTACTTAATCGCACTTATGCCAACCGGAGCAACGCCGAACGAGCGGCGAAAATGCAGTGGGAACGCCTGCAACGCGGCGTTGCGTCATTTTCGCTACAACTGGCAGAAGGGCGGGCAGATCTCTACACGGAAATGCCTGTGAAGGTCAGTGGTTTTAAACAGCCGATAGATGATGCGGAATGGACCATTACGACTCTGACACATACCGTCAGCCCGGATAACGGTTTTACAACCAGTATTGAACTCGAAGTGAAGATTAATGATCTTGAAATGGAATAAAGTGTTCTCAATATTGATATTTTGTGTATCATTATAATGATTCTGATAGCAAAGGTAGGGATCTGGATATGATGAATTGTCCAAAGTGTGGTCATGCGGCACACACAAGGAGCAGTTTTCAAGTAACTGAAAGCACCAAAGAGCGTTACTGCCAGTGCCAAAATATTAACTGCGGGAGCACTTTTGTTACTCATGAAACAGTGGTCCGGTTTATTGTGACACCCGCACTGATTGCTACTGCTCCTCCACATCCATTGCCAGGTGGTCAGGGGCATATGAATTTTTGAGAAAGAGAACCTGCTACGGCAGGTTTTTATTCATCTGGGATCTCACCCGTTTCAAGAAAATGTATAAAGCCAGGCTCATCTATGATGATTGTGCCTTTCATCCTGGCTGCCGATACTTTTGATGGGCCTGCATTGTAACCGCAACAGAGCATCTGAAGGCTTTGGGTTATAGAGGTTCTTACCGTTAATCCTTGTTCATTCGCCTTATCAACCAATCTTTCTTTATCTGCTTTCTTAAATCCGGTGAAACACACATCGAATGTATTTTTTTTCGGACCAGACTGCTTAGTGAGATGTGAGTAGCTTTCGGGGAGGAATGACGCGCATTCCTGAATGGCTTGTTCTGGTGAATCGTACTGTTTAAGAATGCGGTCTTTTCGGAAGGTTTTTATTCGATCGGTGTTCTTACAAATGCCCTGTATATGATTTTCGCTATAACTGATGCTCTGTATAGAGTGAACAGCGATACGACCATTTGCATTGATGTAAACAAAGTGAAGTTCTTCCATGTGAAACCTCTTTGCATGATTTCAAGATGGCGACAGGCAAGATGGACGCAAAAGTCTGTCGCCATTTTGCCGCCACTACCAAAGAAAAAGGGGCTACGCTTTCACGTAACCCCTTGATTTATTTGGTGGAGCTGGCGGGAGTTGAACCCGCGTCCGAAATTCCTACATCCTCGGTACTACATGCTTAGTCAGTCTTTACATTCGCTTGCCAGCTGCGGACGGACACGCCACTAACAAACTAGCCTGATTAAGTTTTAACGCTTCAACCCCAGGCAGGGCTTCCACGCGATCTCTTTTGGGTTTGACCTCTCTTGATCCCCGTCCTAAGAGCGGAGGCTAGGGAGAGAGGGCTCTAAGCAGGTTATTAAGCTGCTAAAGCGTAGTTTTCGTCGTTTGCGACTATTTTTTGCGGCTTTTTACGAGGCCAACCGCCCCTCGGCATGCACCTTGGGTTTCGCAAATCCCGTCGAATCCAGAATCAGCCCCAATGTGTAAAGGTAAGTATACCAGATTTATGAGCGCCATGACCAGCCTCAATGGCGTTATCGTTAAAGATTTAGCACCCATGTAGCCTGATTTTTATTCGATTAAGCAATGGGATGGCAACATTTGTGTCGGATGTGATAGCCAATAAGATGTTCATTCGCGCCGCCGGAGAGGGAGGCGCGGTGAGGAACTGGTCAATAATTGGAGTGCAGGTTTAACGGTGGGCGTTTTTCATGATACGTGCTTTATCCACCTGCCATTCGCGTTCTTTGATATCTGAACGTTTATCGTGCTGTTTTTTACCTTTGGCGACGCCGATTTTCACTTTGCACCAGGCATTTTTCCAGTACAGGGAGAGCGCCACTACGGTATAGCCTTCTCGATTGACGCGACCGTACAATGAGTCCAGTTCGCGTTGGTTGAGAAGTAACTTGCGGGTACGGGTAGGATCGCACACCACATGCGTGGAGGCCACGGCCATTGGCGTGATGTTAGCGCCAAACAGAAATGCCTCTCCGTCACGCAGAAGGACGTAGCTGTCGCTGATATTGGCTTTTCCTGCGCGCAGGGATTTAACCTCCCAGCCTTGCAGGGCAAGTCCCGCTTCGAACTCTTCTTCGATAAAGTATTCGTGACGGGCGCGCTTGTTAAGCGCGATGGTCGCTGAACCAGGTTTATGTGCTTTTTTCTTCGTCAT